TAAATGCAATAATGGAGGGTGTTGATAACGTGAAAAACGGAAATCAATATCCTTACAAAAATCTTGGTTATCTATTCTTAAATTCATTACCAATATCAACATTAAGAGAAAAAACTCTTTCAGCAGAATTGACTGACACTATAATTTCTGAAAAACAAAACAGTTATATGTCGAGTATTTTCAACAAAGTATCTGCAATACATAAATTACCATATGCATTCATATTAAAGTACGGTTCAATTTGGCACAGATACAAAACATACATTGAGAATGGTACCGATATGTTGGATAGTGTTTGGAAAAATTTTGATTACGATGTGGCGTACGACCCAACAACATCGGCCAGCACCACAACCTACCAAATAACAGATTATCAAGGTTCGGCTTATACATACTCATTGAACTATAATAACATGGGTAGTGTGGGGGTTAACGTTGGTATGTACCCAAAGGTAATAAACTCATTATATTACATGTTCAATGATGAAGATATTATTACAGGTTATACTTCATCGGATTGGACTTCAGCGTATGATAACGGTTTGAGAATTGGTAAAACAAATCAATCTTCGATTAATTTAGGATTGGGTTCTATGCTCGGTGACCCCTTAAATTCAGTCTCAATTAAGAACTGGTATTCATTTATCAATATTACTCAAACAAGTATAAATTCAGAGTTGATACCAAGAATTTTGGTTGTACCGTCAACAGGTGGATTAAAGTTCAACCAATACAAATTTGAGAATCAAAATCCTTTACTAACAAATTTTGAAAAAACATCTACTCAAATTCAATCTGATGAGACTCTTTATGATGGTTCGGTAAGAACACTATGGAACTCATCTAATTTCGGATATTTCAATCATAGCCTGACCAATTTATTTACAATATCAGATGTAACACTTACCGGTAATGAGGATAAGGACGGTCCGCTTATTGCAGACAAACAATTATCATCATTTGCGTTTGGTATTGATAATTTCCTTTCATATCAAGTCGTTTTTAAACGAGGTAATCCTTCGAATTTTAATAGACGTGTTTGGAATTCATTCTCTACTAATCAAACAGTTAAACCATTAGACCCTGTTGATTTTGGAAAATATGTAACTGGTTCGTTACCCACATCTGGTGGAACAACACTTAGTGTTTCAAAATCACAAAATGCAGATGCTTGGGAACAATTATACCTCAACGTTGGTGAGTATAAATTGAATTCATTAGCGTATAAAGATTCGGGTTCATACATTACCGATTTCTTCATTGATTTTAATATTGAATTTACCGCAGAAAACGTGGTTGTTTTAGCACCATTAATTAAAATGTATGCAACCCAAAAGGTTGAAAACGGACCGTCATATAGTTCTACGTCATTCTTGACAAGTTTTAATACTTATCTTTCTGATTTAAACAAATACCAATCTAATATTCTAAATCATGTATTTAGATATTTGAATCAAAATTTACCAAACATTACTGAGGTTAAAAATCAAAGAGTAAGTGCTTTGGATGGTGAAGTTGCAAAAGTAGAAATATGGGAGACATTTAAAGCAATGAATGATAAATGGATTGCTGGTGGAGATTTTAAAAACCGAAGTCTTTTTGAGGATTTTATGTTCTTGGATAGGGCTAACAGAGACATCGGAAATAAACTTATTGTTGATGTGACAACACTAACAGGGTATCTATCATCGACAAATGATAAGTTATCGGTTTATAGTTTAATAAGTGAATTGTTAAGTAAAAACAATTTCTTATTTATGGCGTTACCGGCTTATGTAAATTTCTATGGTGTACAAGAAACAGGTAAAGGGGGAACACCAGTTAATGTTGATATACCTAATAGTGCTTTTGGAACATATTTGATTTTGGAGTAAGAAATCAAAATATTTTCAAATCTATATCATTAAATCAATCACAATACAAAAATACATCAGAGACATTCACAGTGCTTGTTGATATTGCTAACCAAGGTAAAGGTCAAAAGGCGGTTCAACAAAGTACTTCACTTTATAATTTATATAAAACAAGAAGTTACACTTGTGATGTTGAGTCTATGGGTAATGCCATGGTCCAACCAACAATGTATTTCAACCTAAGATATGTTCCAATGTTTACAGGAGCGTATTGGATTACCAATGTTGTTCATAATATATCTCCACAGGATTTCACAACTACTTTTTCCGGAGTAAGAATTTCAAAATATGCGTTCCCGAATTTCAGTAAATTAACAATGGGAGTTAATATTGATTTGTTGAGAAGGTATCAAAAGAAAAAAGAAGTTATACCGGTATCTGTTACTGCAGAAACACCAACAACTAGTATTATTTCAGTTAGTGGTAAGACTAATGGAAATGTTAGTAAGACACCAATCAAAACTGTTGCTGCAAGTTGTAAAACTGCATACCCATCACTTCCGTTTGTTGATGCAAATTATACGGTGATTGGTAAACAAAATGTTGTAAACTACTTGAATACAAGAACAGATGTACCTTTGAATATAAGAAAGTTAGTATTTGCTATGGCAACACAAGAACAAAACAAAAGTCCAAACCAGTTTGGTTGTGTTGGTAATGACTTGTACGGTATACACACGGATGGTAAATGGCCACCAAATATGATGTCATTTGTTATTGGACAGGAATGTGTTTCGGTTATTGAAGGTGGAAAACGACCATTGGCTATATTTGATTCATTTGAAGATGCTATTAATTTTGTGTTGGCGAGATTCAACACAAGTGCATTCAATAACCTATTCAATGTATATAAATTGAAATATGGAAGTGAAGGAGAAGCTGCGGCTAGAATATGGTTGGGATGGTGGAATACTGGTGTTGGTATGAAGAGACCGGGTGATGGTCCATTATCAAAAGAGACTCGTTTGAATGAGCAAATAAATGCTAGAATTTCTAGAGGAACACCTTGGACTGTCACTGTAAGTATATTCCAAAATGCGATAAATAGGGCTAGAGTATTAGGATTACAATAAAATTAGTAAATATTGATATATTTATATGTTAAAACCATTTGTTATGGATATTAAAAATTTATTAGACAATTATCTTTCTAAAGATACAAGATTATCAGAAAGAGAAACAGGTAACGGTTACAAGGAAGTTTGTGACTTGGATACTGGAGACTGCTACACAGTAAGAATGAAAGACGGTCTTATTGAAAGAGTGGACAACACAATGAAAATAAATAGAACTCTTAAGGTTGAAACTTCACACGGAGTTAAGACTTTATTGAACGGTTAAAGAAAAACAAAATGTCATTAGAGAAAAAAATTATCGAAGAAGTTCAAAGATATAATAAAATTAACAAATATATCGTTGAACAAGAAACAACAACAGACCCGTTAGCTGATTTTACGGGTGCTGGTACAGATGAAACATTACCACCACCAACAACGGACACACCACCACCAACAGGTCCTGAAGAAATCGCAGAACCAATTGATACGGCAACTGACCCCGATGTTGAAAAGTTGGATGATGAAGGAAAATCTGTAGACGAAAAATCAGAAGATTCTTCAACTGAAGAATTGGACATCACAGAATTAGTATCGACTCAAAAAGATATTCAATCTAAACAAGATGAGTATATGAGTACTATGTTTGAAAAACTTGAAGACTTAACAAGTAAGTTAGAAGCGATGGATTCTATTTTTGAAAAAATTAATTCATTAGAATCTAAAATTGAAAAGTATCGTGAAAAAACTCCTGAAGAAAAATTACACTTAAGAAGTTTAGACTCATACCCTTTCAATCAAAAGTTAACTGATTTCTTTGAGGATAAAAAAGAAGACATGGAAAAATCAGGTAAAAATGAATATGTTTTAACTGATGATGAAGTTGAAAACTTTTCACCCAATGAAATTAAAAAAACATTCAACAAATTTACGGACCAATATCCTAAAAATTATTATTCTTGATAAAAATTTTTCTCTAATGAAAAGGACATCGAAAGGTGTCCTTTTTTGTTTTTCGGGTTTGACTTAATGGATTGTTCAGTTATACTTATAGATGAGTAATAAGAGAACTTAAACTTTAAAAAAAACAAAAATTATGTCAAACACAACTTTAGATGCAGTTCTTTCTCAGTATGAGAAAAACACCGCACGTTCTCAAGGAACGGGCAACCAAATGTCTCAAGATGAGCGTATGAAGAAGTACTTCACAACTCTTTTGGACAAGAATTCACGTACAGGTCAAAAGCGTGTACGTATCCTCCCTACCCCTGATGGTTCATCCCCCTTCAAGGAAGTATGGTACCATGAAATTCAAGTGGATGGTAAGTGGGTTAAACTTTACGACCCAGGAAAAAATGACGGAGAGCGTTCTCCATTGACTGAGGTTTACGAAGAATTGATGTCAACAGGTAAAGAATCTGATAAGAAATTGGCACCTCAATATCGTTCACGTAAATTCTACATTGTTAAAGTTGTAGACCGTGATGCTGAAGATGATGGTGTTAAGTTTTGGAGATTTAAAGACAATTACAAACAAGAAGGTATCTTGGACAAGATTATCCCAATTTGGAAACAAAAGGGTGATATTACAAATCCTGAAAATGGACGTGACCTTATCATCGAAATGGTAAAATCTAAGACACCTGCAGGTAAAGAATATACGGTTGTTCAAACTATTATGTATGACGACCCAACACCACTTCACTCAGATGAAGCAATCAAAAAAGAGTGGGTTGAAGATGAGATGACTTGGAGTGACGTATACTCAAAGAAACCTGTAGAATATTTGGAAGCGGTTTCTCGTGGTGAAGTTCCACGTTGGGATTCTGATTTGAAAAAATATGTTTATGGTGACTCTGTTGAGGACATGACAATGGGTGGAGGTACACAATCTGAAAAGACTTATGACCCTCAATCTGAAATGGACCCAGACGAGGAACTACCATTCTAATTTAATGAGCATGGACACTTGCATAGACATAGTGTCCATGCTCTTTTTTTAAAAAAATACAGACAATGAAAATAAGAAAATTAATGTACGAATCGCTCATCAAAAAGTATGAGAGTGAGATTGCTGAGGCTGAGGCAACTTTAATGGTGTACATGGAAAACCCTGTTGGTATTGGGGAACATCCACAACACTTGGAAGAGATGGACAAGTTTGTCGAGAAATTGGCAAATGCAAAAGACAAGTTAGAAAATTTAAAAGAATTCTACAAATACAATTATGGCAATTAAGAAAAAAGATTTTAAAGATATTAAGAAACAGTTCTCTACATCTGCGAAATACAAACCACAACGTTTTTTCGATTTAGGAACTGACTTCTTGGATGCAGTAGGTTTACCTGGTCCTGCTATTGGACACATCAATATGTTTTTGGGACACTCAGATACGGGTAAGACAACTGCGTTGGTGAAGACTGCGGTGGATGCACAAAAGAAAGAAATTCTTCCTGTGTTTATTATTACCGAGCAGAAATGGAGCTTTGAACACGCAAAGTTGATGGGATTCCAATGTGATGAAGTTGTGGATGAGGAGACGGGTGAAATCGATTGGGACGGATTCTATATATTCAACAACAACTTTGACTACATCGAACAGATTACAGATTATATCAATAGTTTGTTGGATGCACAAGAAAAGGGAGAGTTGGACTATAGTCTATGTTTCCTTTGGGATTCAATCGGTTCAATTCCATCTAAGATGACTTTTGAAGGTAAGGGTGGTAAACAACACAATGCTGCTACATTGTCAGACAAAATTGGTATGGGTATTAACCAGCGTATCTCAGGTTCACGTAAGGCTGATTCCAAATACGAAAACACTTTGGTTATTGTTAACCAACCGTGGGTTGAACTTCCTGACAATCCGTTTGGTCAACCAAAAATTAAGGCAAAAGGTGGTGAGTCTGTTTGGCTTAACTCATCTTTGGTATTTTTGTTTGGTAACCAAAAAGGTGCTGGAACTACCAAGATTACAGCGACCAAAGACAAGAGAACTGTTAAGTTTGCAACTCGTACCAAAGTTTCCGTTATGAAAAACCACATTAATGGTTTGGGTTATGAAGATGGTAAAATTATCGTAACACCACACGGGTTCTTGGCGGGTAAAGAAGCTTCAGAAGAAAAAGCATCTATTGAAGCTTACAAAAAAGAACATTCCGATTATTGGAAACAAATTATCGGAACAGATGGTGAGTTCACACTTACTGAGGAAAAAGAAGTTATTGAATAACATAAAACTTAAATTGTGACTAAGACACTTTTAATTGACGGAGACAATCTATTCAAAATCGGATTTCATGGGGTAAAAGAATATTACCACAATGGGAATCATATTGGGGGTATTTTTCACTTCATCAATACACTTAAAAAGTTCTTACAAGAGCACAATTATGATAAGGTTATAGTCTTTTGGGATGGAGAGAATAACTCCTCCCAAAGACGACTTCTATTACCTCAATACAAACAAAATAGACGTTCAGAAACCAATGAGTTGAAGCGTCAATCATATGACTGGCAAAAGTCCCGTATACGTCAATATTTGGAGGATATGTTTATTCGTCAGATATGTATTGACAACTCGGAAAGTGATGATTTGATATCTTACTATTGTCAAATTTCTGTTGATGAGAAAAAAACAATTTTCTCAGCCGACAAAGATTTGACACAACTCATTTCTGAAAACGTCGAAATATATTCTCCGATTAAAAAAGAATATCACAAATACGGAGAAAGGATTAATATTGGTAATCTTTGGATACCCCACCAAAATGTTGTAACTTATAAAATATTAACTGGTGATAAATCAGATAATATTGATGGGATACTTTTGCTTGGTGAAAAAACAATTATTAAATTATTTCCCGACTTACTTGAAAAAACGACTTCTGTTTCCGATATTTTTACAACAATCAATAATTTTAGTGAAGATGAAAAGAAACAAAAATCTGTATCAAACATTCTCGAAGGGAAAACAAAACAAGGATTACTCGGTCAAGAATTTTTCAATATCAATAAAAAACTTATTGATTTGTCCAACCCACTAATATCTGACGAGGGTAAAGAAGAAGTCAAAGCTTATTATGAAGAAGAGTTGGACCCTGATGGTAGGGGTTACAAAAATCTTATGAGACTAATGAACGATGATGGAATTTTCAAATACCTTCCAAAAACAGATAATCAGTGGGTTGAATTTTTACAACCATTTATGAAACTATCAAGAAAAGAAAAAAAACGATTCAATACTAAAAATTAAAATTATGAAAGAACAAATGCAAGACACAACAAAGATGGAGTTCTTAATGACTTTGAATGACAACATCATCGTACAAAGATTCTATAACGTTAAAGGATATAATCCTAAGGCGAGAAGAAGTTTGGAAGTTGGTGCCATTCTTAAAGAAGTTGCCGAACTAGTCGAAAACAACCTTAGACTAAAATCTTTGATTTACATGGTTGACAATCAAGACCAAATTATTGCCGACCCAGAGATTTTGGAAACATCTAATACGGAAGGTCCAGAATACTTTAACTTGTATGTAAAGATTGGAGATGAGACAATTTGTCATAGAATAGTTGACGCCAAATTGTACCCACCAAAGGTAAGATATACCGTAGACATACGACCAGAGTTGAAAATCATATTGAGGGGTCTGACTGACATTTTTTCAGCTGAAAATTTATCTTACAAATACATGAATTATCAGCTCGCTTAAGAGTATTTATAAATCCGAGAGGTAGTAAAACGTTATTAAAAATTATGTCAAACGATAAAAATTTTGGTTATTTAGGGAACACATTTCAAATACAATTATTAAACAATATTATACTTAACAAAGATTTTGCTACATCTATCGTTGACGTTTTAGACCCCAAATATTTTGATAATCAATACTTCAGACTTATCATGCAAATGATAAGGGAGTATTATGTAAAGTATGAACATGCACCGACCTTTAATACTTTAGACCAACTAACAAAATCTGAAATTACATCACCAATGGCTCAAAAAATGGTGATGGATATGTTGGAACAAGTAAAAGAGTGTCCAATAGAAGGTTCAGATTTTGTCCAAGAAAAATCTTTGAAATTCTGTAAACAACAAGAACTTCAAAAAGTGATGTCGAAAGCACAAAAAATCATCGATAAGGGTGATTTTGAAAGTTATGACCACTTAGAACAAATGGTTCGTGAAGCTCTACAAGTTGGAGAAGTTGAAGTTGGTACATCTGACGTATTCTCAAACTTGGACGAGGTTTTGGATGATGATTACAGACATCCTATTCCGATGGGAATTCAAGGTATTGATAATCTACTTAAAGGTGGATTGGCTAAAGGAGAGATTGGTGTAATATTAGCACCGACAGGTGTTGGTAAGACTACAATTTTGTCTAAAATAGCGAACAACGCATTTAATCTTGGGTATAATGTACTACAAGTATTTTTTGAGGACAATCCTAAAATTATACAACGTAAACATTTTACTATGTGGACAGGTATTGCTCCTGATGATTTGTCAAACCACAGAGAAACTGTATTAGAAAAGGTTAAAGAAATTAAGTCAAATACAAAAAATATCTTAACTTTGAAGAAATTGCCATCAGATACTATGACTATGAATCAAATTAAAAATCAAGTTAGAAAAATGATGGCGGAAGGTAATAAAATAGACATGATAGTGATAGACTACATTGACTGTATTGTACCTGACAGAAAACTCGAAGATGAATGGAAAAGTGAGGGTTCGGTTATGCGAGCGTTTGAGGCTTTATGTCACGAACTACAAATCGTAGGTTGGACTGCAACACAAGGTAACCGTTCATCAATATCATCTGAAGTTGTTACTACAGACCAAATGGGTGGTTCAATCAAAAAAGCACAAGTAGGTCACGTTATTATTACTGTGGCTAAAACATTACAACAAAAAGAAATGAATTTGGCAACAATTGCGATAACAAAATCACGTCTTGGTAAAGACGGTGTTGTATTTGAAAACTGTAAATTTGATAATGAATTTTTGGTTATTGATACTGAACAAAGTGTCACACTACTTGGTCTTGAGGAACAAAAAGAAGAAAGAAATCGAACAAGAATTAATGAGTTGTTAAATCAAAGAAGACAACGAGAAAATACAAATACTTAATATAAAAAAACTATGGATAATTACATTTTTAATATGGCACTAAAAGACCACCGATTCGTCGTAAAGAGAAGCGGTGAAACAGTACTATTCGAATCCGAAAAGATAAAAAAAGCGGTTATGAAAGCTATGGCATCTGTTGGTAAAATAGATGAAGATATGGCTGAAAAAATTGCAAGACTAACCACAAAAGGTATCTTTAAAGGAGATAAAGAAAGAGTTCCTCATGTGGATGAAATCCACGATATGGTGGAAAATAAACTTATGGATAATGGGTTAAATGATGTTGCTAAAGAATATATCATTTATCGTTCAAAACACCAACCGAATATTTTTTCAAAAAGAATCAATTTAAAACCTTACGAATATCCTGATTTGTATGAGTATGTTGATGCAATTAGACATTCATATTGGGTTCATACAGAGTTTAATTTCACTTCGGACATTCAAGATTTTAAAGTACACTTGAGTGAAAAAGAACAAACTGCGGTCCAAAGAGCTATGTTGGCAATTTCACAAATAGAAATTGCGGTAAAAACATTTTGGGGTGACATTTATAAAAGACTACCAAAACCAGAAATTGGTAGTGTTGGTGCAACATTCGCAGAATCAGAGGTAAGACATGCGGATGCATATTCACACCTAATTCAATTGTTAGGTCTTAATAGTGAATTTGAAAACATCTTGGAAGTACCTGCAATTCGTAGAAGAATTAAATATTTGGAAAAAACCATATCAAATTCAAAGGCGGTTGAAAATCAAGAATATTTTGAATCAGTTGTATTGTTCTCAATGTTTGTTGAAAACGTATCGTTGTTCTCACAATTCTTAGTTATTATGTCATTTAATAAACATAAAAATGTATTAAAAGGTATTAGTAATGCTGTTGAGGCCACATCTAAAGAAGAAAATATTCATGCTGGTTTTGGATTCGACTTGGTTAATATTATAAAAAAAGAAAATCCATCATGGTGGACTGATGACTTGGTTCAAGACCTGATTCAAGCAACCAAAGATGCTTACGAAGCTGAACTTGAAATAGTAAATTGGATTTTTGAAAAAGGTGACTTGACTTTCTTGTCAAAAGCACAAACTTTAGAGTTTATCAAACATAGATTTAATACCTCTTTAAATTCTATCGGTATTGATAATATTTTCGAAATCAACCAACCTCTTTTGGAAACGACTGAATGGTTTGATGATGAAATTTTAACAACAAAACACACTGATTTCTTCAATAAAAGAAGTATCAATTATAGCAAAAAAACGAAATCGATAACAATGAACGATTTATTTTAATTTAAATTAATATAGAAACATGGAAAATAGAAAACCTTTTGATTGGATTAATGAAGAATCCATAACATTCCTTCGTAGAGGATACCTCAGCGAAGGTGAAGAACCACTGGAAAGAATCAGAGTGATTGCAGAGCACGCTGAAAAAATTTTGAGTACAACTGCAGACAATGTAAAACTTAAAGGTTTTGCCGATAAGTTTTATGAGTATATGGGTAAAGGATGGTACTCACTTTCATCACCCGTGTGGGCTAATTTTGGTAAGAAAAGGGGTTTACCTGTTAGTTGTTTTGGTTCTAATATTGGTGACAACATTGAGTCAATTTTATATACACAAGCGGAAGTTGGAGAAATGAGTAAGATGGGTGGAGGTACCTCAGGATATTTTGGAAATATTCGTGGAAGAGGTGCGTCAATTACCGATAATGGACACGCACCTGGTTCAGTACACTTTATGAATCTTTTCCAAAGTGTTGTTGATAACATATCACAAGGTTCAACACGTAGAGGTAGATTTTCACCATACCTACCAGTCGAGCATCCTGATATTATGGAGTTTTTAGAAATCGGTACTGAGGGATTCCCAATTCAAGATTTGACACACGCAGTAACAGTTACTGATGAATTCATGGAACAAATGGTAAATGGGGATAAAGAAAAAAGAGCTATTTGGGCTAAAGTAATTCAAAGAAGAGGTGAGATTGGATATCCATATATTATGTTCACAGATACTATGAATAACAAGGCACCTGAAGTTTACAGAGATAAAGACATGAAAATTTATAATTCAAATCTTTGTTCTGAAATTGCATTACACAACTCAGAAGAAGAATCTTTTGTTTGTGTTTTGTCTTCTATGAACCTTTTACACTACGACGAGTGGAAAGACACAGACGCTGTTGAAGTTATGGTATACTTCTTAGATGCGGTTGTTACTGAATTTATTAGTAAAATTGATGAACTAAGAAATAATGGTACAATCGAGGGTCAAAGAGCATTCTTCTATCTTGAAAAGGCTTACAACTTCGCTAAAAGACAAAGAGCCCTTGGTTTAGGTGTCTTGGGATGGCATTCACTACTTCAATCTAAAAGTTTACCTTTTGACAGTAAAGATAGTGCAAGATTGAATATTGAGGTTTTCAAATTGATAAAAGACAAATCTTATAAAGCATCTGCGGAACTTGCTGAGATGTTTGGTGAACCAGAAACATTAGTCGGTTATGGTAGAAGAAACGTTACATTAAACGCAATTGCACCTACAACATCATCAGCATTTATCTTGGGTCAGGTTTCACAATCTATTGAACCAATTTGGTCTAACTGTTATGTTAAGGATGTTGCTAAATTAAAAGTTACTATCAAAAACCCAGTACTTAAAAAGTTACTTGTTGATATCAAAAAAGATACTAAAGCGACTTGGGACAGTATTAAAAAACAAGATGGTTCTGTACAACATTTAGAGTTTTTGACTGATGAACAGAAAGAAATTTTTAGAACATTTGCTGAAATTAATCAATCTACAATCATTAACCAAGCGGCTATCAGACAAGATTTTATTGACCAATCACAGTCATTGAACTTAATGATTTCACCTGATATGCCGACTAAAGATGTTAATAAACTTCTTATTGACGCATGGCAATTGGGAGTTAAGACCCTTTACTATCAGCATTCAATGAACTCAGCTCAGGCATTTGCAAGAAAAAAACTTAATCTTAATGACTTGGTTTGCACGAGTTGTGAAGCATAATTAATAATTTAAGGTTATAATGTATTAAAAACCCGACAAATAGATTGTCGGGTTTTTTTATTTCTAAAAATTATTCTGTGGATATATTTATGTATAATGGCTGACGGTAAAACATATGGTATTAATTTTCCTTTCGGACAAAGTCAGGATGGAAAATACCTTTCCTTATCTCAAACACCTGAGGAGGAAATAAGAACTGATTTGTTACATCTTATCTTAACAAGAAAAGGTAGTAGATATTACTTACCAAATTTTGGTACAAGAATTTATGAGTTCATTTTTGAACCTATGGATGGATTATCATTTGAAGCTATTAAGGCAGATATCAGACAAGCGGTAGATGAATTTTTACCAAATTTGATATTAAATGATATTACAATAACACCATACACCGAAGAACTTGAACTTGTTGGTGATTTAAATATGAGTAACATTGGTGTCGGTGGTATTTATAGAGTACCTGGTACTGGTGTTGCGGACTATACAGCAAAAATAAGAATTGACTATACTATTACTGATAGCACTTTCGACAATAAGGATTTTGTTATTATCAATATTTAATATAAATGGCACAAAGAAGAATTTCATACGCAGACAGAGACTTTGAAGCACTACGTCAGGACCTCATTAATTACACACAACAGTATTATCCTGAACTTATTGATAACTTCAATGATGCCTCAGTATATTCAGTTTTTTTAGATTTAAACGCAGCCATTGGTGATAACTTACATTATCACATGGACAGAAGTATTCAAGAAACAGTACTTCAATATGCCCAACAACGTTCGTCAATTTTTAACATTGCCAGAACTTATGGTTTAAAAATACCCGGTAATAGACCGTCAGTTGCTCTTTGTGACTTCTCAATCACAGTGCCGGCATTTGGAGACCAAGAAGATACGAGATATTTGGGTATCCTAAGAGCGGGTTCACAAGTGGTTGGTGCGGGACAAACATTTGAAAATGTTAACGATATTGATTTTTCATCTCAATATAACAGTGAAGGATTTCCAAACCAAATTAAAATACCAAACTTTGATTCTAATGGTAAGTTATTGAATTATACGATTACTAAAAGAGAAGTGGTGGTTAATGGAATAACTAAGGTTTATAAAAAAGTTATTACACCGGCAGATGTTAAGCCATTCTTTGAGTTTTTTCTACCTGAAAAAAATATTATAGGTGTAACATCCGTGATACAAAAAGACGGAACATCATTTCAATCAATCCCCACATATTCTGAATTTGTTAATTCACCTGATAGATGGTTTGAAGTTGATTCGTTAGCTGAAAGTAGAGTTTTCGTTGAAGACCCAACTAAACCCGCAGATAGACCAGGTATAAAGGTTGGTAGATACCTTGAAACTGAATTAAGGTTCATAACAGAATATACACCAGAAGGTTTCTTAAGAGTTCAATTTGGTAATGCTACAGTTACTGCTGATGACCAATTAGCTCAATTTTCAAGAACGGGTGTACCACTTAGAATTCAAGACTATCAAAACAATATTGGTTTAGGTAAAACAGTTAAAGCAAATACTACATTATTTGTTCAGTATAGAATTGGTGGTGGAACCGTTTCTAATATCGGTGTAAATACAATAAACCAAGTTGGTACGGTTAATTTCTTCGTTAATGGACCTTCGGCTAATATAAATCAACAAGTCGTAAATTCATTAAGGGTTAACAACGTTACTGCCGCAATTGGTGGGGCTAACCAACCTAATATTGAAGAGGTTAGAAATATGGTAACATTTAACTTTGCGGCTCAAAACAGAGCTGTGACGGTAAATGATTACTATGCTATTATAAGAAAAATGCCAGGTAAGTACGGTGCACCTGCTAAGGTTGCAATCACGGAAGAAGATAACAAAATTAATATCAATATTGTATCTTATGATTCGACAGGGTCTTTGACTCAAACTGTATCAAACACACTGAAAACAAACTTAGCAAATTATTTATCAAATTATAGAATGATAAATGATTACATCTCAATTAATGTTGCGCAAGTTATTGATTTAGAATTTGATATTTCTGTTGTTGTTGATTCTGCACAAAACCAAGGTGAAGTTATAACAAGAGTTATTGATAAAATACAAACATTAATGAGTCCAGTATTCAGAGAAATGGGTGGTAATGTATTCATATCTGAAATAAGGAGTCAAGTACAAGATGTTGCCGGTGTTATTTCAGTAACCGACTTAAAAGTTTTCAATAAAGTTGGTGGTCAATATTCGTCATCTGAAACTTCACAAAGATATGCTAATAGTGCAACAAAAGAAATTTTATTAGTTGATGACACTATTTTTGCTGAGCCATCACAAATTTACCAAGTTAGATTCCCTAACAAAGACATTAAGGTAAGAATCAAGAATCTTAAGACTGTAGATTTCTCTTAATTCCTTTACATAGAGTTTTAGTAAGTTATTTTGAAAATAGATGAATAACTATTTATCTAAAAAGATATTATATGCCTAAATCATACAGATTACGTACACAATTAGGAGTTGACCAAAATTTAAAACTGAATGTAGAACAGGATTTTGACTTTTTGGAAATCCTTTCCATGAAACTTTCACAAGGTGATGTCTATACTCGTTTTTGTGCTGACTATGGTGTGGTTGTTGGTCGTGTTGTTGCTAACGGTGGATTTGGTGTACCAAATGTAAGAGTATCTGTTTTTGTTCCTGTTGAAGATGAGGATTTATTAAATCCTGTTATCAGTGCCTTGTACCCGTATAAAAGTCCTGCGGAAAAAAATGAAGACGGTTATCGTTATAATTTATTACCGTATAATCAGGAATATGGTGGACATACACCTACAGGTACATTTCCAACAAGAGAAGATATCTTAACAAGAAATGAAGTACTCGAGATATACGAAAAATATTACAAGTATACTGTAAAGACTAACGAGTCAGGTGACTTTATGATTGTTGGTGTGCCGTTGGGTATTCAAACACTTACAATGGATTTGGACTTATCTAATATTGGTGAGTTTTCTTTAAGACCGGCAGATTTAATCAGAATGGGATTGGCTACTGCCGAACAATTTGACGGAGTTCAATTCAGAGCATCTGAAGATTTAGACTCACTACCGCAAATTGTTAATGCTAAAAAAGACATTAATGTTACATCATTTTGGGGTGACGGTTCACAGTGTAGTATTGGTATAACACGTGCAGATTTTGATTTGAGAGAATTAGGAATTGAAATTCAACCGACTTCGGTGTTCATGGGTTCAATCATGAGTTCACAAGATTCCCAAATGTTGAAAAAGAATTGTAAACCAAAAACAGAACAAGGTGACTTGTGTGGAATGGTTACGGGACCTGGTGAAATTTTAGCTATAAGACAGACGGTTAATACCGATGTGAATGGGAATCCAATACTTGAACAGTATAGATTAACTAATGGTGGAAAAGTAATTGACGATGATGGAACTTTCTTGGTGGACGTACCTATGAATTTGGATTACGTGGTAACAAATGAATACGGTGAAATAGTATACTCAAAAGACCCAAGAATTGGTATTCCGACAAAAGGAAAATATAGATTCAAAATAAAATACCAAGCCGAACAAAATGGACCATTAAAAGATGGGACAACAATAATTCCTATTCAAGGGGAAATTCAGAGAGCTAACTTTTTAGTTCCAAATATCAGAGAATATGGTTGGACAGGGGCGACTTCAACAAGTCCTGGTGTTGACCCTGCTTTATATGCATTGAACACAAGTCCTTACTATGATTCAAATTATACAGGTAACACTAATTGGCAATTATTCCAAAAAAGTTATGCGTTTTCATTAGATTGGGATGACTATGCAGATAAACAAGCGGCAATAAATTGTCAGGACTTTTTCTACTTGATGAAGTATAATAAAGTTTATACTACATCTCAGTTTATTGAAGATTATAGAAAGGGTAGTGGACGTGCTAGATTTTTAGGAATTAAAGAAATTTTAAATAGAAGTTGTGAGTCTGAAAACAATAAATTCCCTGTCAACGACGGGGTAAGAAATTTTGATTTAATTTATTTCTTATTCAATATATTAATAACATTACTTGTTCCTGTTACAATTACATTAATTTTTCTATCTAATATTATTTGTATTTTATGGCCAATTTTAAGAGTAATCATCAATGTAGTTGGTACGGTATTGTTAAGTGCATTAATTATTTTATGTAATGTAGTTAAGGCATTATCGTTTGGTTTATTAAAATTAAATTGTCCAAAATGGCAATTGGTAAACATTAGTGAGACATGTCCACTTACATCAATACCATTACCTAACATGTCATATCCCGACTGTGATATGTGTAATTGTGAAAGTAGAGATGTGGTATCTCAAAATGATACAACACCGTCCGCAAATAATAGTTTATTAGTAAATTCAACTGACTACTTGTTTTTTGAACAGATAATTGGTTTGAATGGTGATGAAGTAGATACGACTTGGCAATCTAAATACGTATATGGATTCCAATCTACAATGTCAGGATTTGATAATGGTGTCGACAATTCAGTTTGGACAAAATCACCATTCATGGATGATAATGCTGATGATGGTAATCCATATACAAATTACAAAACTTGGTCTTGGGATTTAACACTTTCCGAGAGAATGAACTTGTTTAATGTTAAAGCAAAATACCACGCAGATGGTGCGCAAAATAAAGTTAAAGTTAGTGTAAACCCATCATCTTCACTTAACACAGGTAAATTTCACTATGATAATGTTTTAGTTTTATTATGTGACCCAAATAGTCAGGATGCCTTACAGGCGGGAAGAGTTATTAGTTTTCAAAATACTGCTAATTCTGCAGACCCTAACGTTAGTGGGGGAACTACAGGAACATCAATTACTAGTACAACATATTTCGCTACGGTGAATTATATGAATCCGTCTAACCTAAGTACAAATAGTGCGACCGTTTATGAGATTACAGGTTCTACAGGAGATTTAAAAAACAAATACATATACCCTTCAGATGTTGAATATTATCAGGTAATTACAGCATCCACAATACAAGATTATGTTCAAATAGCTGGAATTGCGGGTGTACCAACAACATATGGATTTGGTAATAACACGTTGATTAATCGTTTTATTTTTGGTTATCAAAGTGTATCTAAAGGTGGTGGAGACAATCCTGATGATTATCCAGATTCTTCAGGCACTGAAAAATTCAAATACAATGTACCTAACTTCAAGTTAAATACAGAGTATAATGACCACATAGTGGTTTTCTTAGTTAGAGGTGTTGATATGTATACCGATAGACAGGATACAATATATGATTTATCACCTTTATATGGTAAAGCTTTTGGTTCAGGCCCAACAGTTAGAGGTAACTACAAAATGAATATTCCTATTCAGAAATATAATTCAGTAAATTATACACTAACAAGACACAATTTATTGGCAAATAACGGTTCCAATAATAATGGATATTTGTTCTATGGTAGTTATACGTTTACGGTTGGTAGTAATTACCAATCATTTGTAACTAAAAATCACTTAGATTATTCATGTTTAGATGCTAGCAATCCAAAAGTTGGTTCAGGTGTTGTTGGTTCAATAAGTAACTTTAACACTGTAAGTGGCGCTTTGGCAACTAAGAGTAGTGGTAACAAAATGGTTAATTCCACAAATAGTAGTGGATTTAGAAATGGTTATAAAAACAATGAAATTGTAGAAGGTGGTACGATGATGTTGTGTAATGGGGGTAGTGGAAACCCTAGTAGAAATGATTACTTCTATTACTCGCCAACATATTTTACACAATACCCTACTGATACTTTAACAATGTCTAATACCTCAAGAATGATTATGAGGTCTGACAGATTACCTACATCAGATACCCACGATAGAAGATTTGTCCTACACCAAAATAAAAGTTTTTCAATATACTCAATATCGGACAGTGGTTTGAGTGGGCAACTTACACCAACATATAATGTTAGTAGTGATAACACGGGAGGTGCTGCCGATGATTTCTTAGAGGATGCTGGTAGTGTTGCGGCAAATATCATACAGACATTTAGTTGTGAAGGTATGGTTCCTTTAACGTGTTATACGGGTGACGGTGAGAATTTTGGAGTTGCTATTAATACTGATGATTGTTATTACTTAGATAAAGAAGATGATATCAAAAAAATGTATGGTGGTTGTTACTATTTGGTACAAAGACCAAGCTTTTCAAATATCGGAAAAGACATAACATCTTTCTTTGAATGGAGGTCAAGATTTAGAATGATGTTTGCGTTATGTAGAAATGTCATATCACTCACATTTGTTAACAACTGGATTAATGGTTCTCTGTATATGTATACTTTCCAAAAGGATACTTTGTATTTGGCACCATTATCCGCAGCAACATTTAACTCAGATACCACATACAGATATTGTACCGATACTATTGTTTTTAAAGAAACAAACAACTCATTCTTCTATCGTAGTTCGCCGTATAATGGTACTAAATTCATAGGTAAGGTTCCACCATTAAATTCTAACGATGAACTTTACGATGCTAGTAATAAAAGATTATTGGGTAGTCCAACAACTATTATTGATTTA